CACCGGCAAACCCGCCGCCCGCTCCGCTGCCCGCGCTCATCCACGTTGCCGCACCAGCAGTGTCTTGGCTGACGATGGGCGTGTAGCTGGAGTTAAGCTGCAGAATAACCTGCTCCAGAGAGCGCACTAGCTGGTTAAACTGCTCTGGGCTGTAGTCGCCGCTGACCGCGTTGGGCAGGCGGACGTTCTGTATCTTACTCATCGCAAGCCGTCCGGCTGGATGTCAACACGCATCGTGCCGAACCGCCACGACGTATTGATTGCCGTGCTGGTCATGCGAAGCGCGATCTGCCGACCACGGGCACGGGTGTCCACCTTCTGCGTCGTAGGCGTGATCACATACGGGTCCAGTGAGCTTGGGCTGGCCGTGGCCTGAGGATAGGGCCGCAGGAACAGGTTCACAGTGATGTTGCCCAGCTGGTTCTTAAAGTCAGGAATGAACCGGCTCATCAAGAGCATGTTGTCGCCATCACCGATGTCAAAATACCCAGATTCGAGGAACGCGGGCAGCGGTTGGCCGGCAGCGTTAACGCCGTCTTCGTGGTTGTACACCACTGAGCGGCCCGGAGACAATCCGTAGATAGTGTTCAGCGTGGGCTCAGTGCTGTTGGGCAGGAACTCCGCACCCACAGGCTTCTCAAAGCTGCCCACATCCTGCCACGCCGTGCGGGCCAGAGTGCCGATGGACCAGACGTTCTCAAGGTAGTTCAGTGTTACTGCTCGGTCGATAAAGTCGCTGGTGAAGCTGCAGTAGAAGAAGGTGACCTCGTTAAAGTCCGTGTTCAGCGCAGCAAATACCTTGGTGTCCTGCACAAGATTTATGTCGTTAAACACGTAGTCCTGCACACTGCAAGGAAGCTTTTTGACTGTACCGTCGAACACGTAAAACGCTTCTTTGCCCATCCAGAACGCCAGACCGTTAACGTCCACCGCTGCGTGTGGGCCGATACATCCGCAGTTAGCCGCCAGCTGCTGGAACCCAAAAGTGTAGGGCGGGCCAATGTACTGCATGCCGTGCAAAGAAGTATCCGTAAAGATCAGTATCTGACCGCGCGAGCGCACTGCAGAGACGATTGCACTGCCGTCTGACAGCCGCTGACCGCCTGCCGTGTTGGTGGCCGACTCCGCAAAGGTGTTAATGTCCTCTTGATTGGAAAACCGCACGAACATCGGATCTTGTGTGCTGGGAGTGCCGATGGTGGTCTCGGTGCCAAAGACGACCATGTGCCTGTCTGGGCTCGATATCAGCATGTAGGCGTTTGCCGTAGGTGCGCCCGAAACAATAGAGGCTCTGACCCCAACACCGTCGGTCGTTGGGTTCCACTTAAACACCTGCCGGTTCACAAGCTGCGCAACAAGCGTTTCGCCGAAGTTGTCGAACTTCCACACGCGTGATGACAATGTCGTCACTTCGCTTGTAGTTCGAGGAGTGCCCCACGTTCCAACGCCCCACGATCCGGTGCCAAACCCGAAGTCAAAAAAGCTTACATCCGAGCCCGTGCTGATCTGGTATGCACCAACAACTGCAACGCCGCCGTCCCCACTGTCACTGGAGTTGGCAGCCACGGGCGCGGTGATGGTGTACGTTGAGGAGTTGATGACCGTAGTGATCTGGTATTCTGAATTAAGAATAGCCGCTGTAATAACGCCGCCCAAGCTTACCGCGCCCGAGAAGGTAACAAAGTCCCCCTCGTCAGCGCCGTGGTTAGTGTCGGTAACCGTGAGCGTTGTCGATCCAGTGACCGCAGCAAACGTGACATCGCCTGCCACGGTTGTGCTGCGCAGCGGGGTGATGTCGTACCACGCACCGCCCGAGCTGACGTAGACCTTTTTAGAAGTACCGAGGGCCAAGAATGGGACGCCGATCAAGGAGTTCCACGAGAAAAGGTCACTCCCGCTACCAACCAGATAGACGGCCTCCCCCGTAAAGTAGTTCCAACCCCCTATTTTCTCGGGCAGGCCATAACGAAACCGCACGTTATCGCAGTTCGTCCAGCCGCCCTCGGCACCGTATTCGGTGTTCTGTTTATCGATGCCGGGGGCAAGGGTCAGTCTAAAGTACGCCATCTAAGCCCTTTACATCATTTTTGCAGGACGTGTGCCCTTGATAGCCACACCAGCGCCACGAACTTTTGACTTGCCGCCCGCAGCGCCGCCCTTGGTAGCCATGCCACCAGCTGCGTAGCCTTTCTTCATCATGCCGCCTTCGGCCATCTTGCCCTTGCCATCTGCTGCGAAGGCTGGGACTTTCTTGCCGTCCTTTTCAACCATCTTCATTGCGCCGCCCGCCTTCATGCCCTTAGCGGTCATGCCGCCTGCTGCCATGCCCTTAGCTTTCATCATTTTCTTTCTCCGCGTACAGATTGTTAAAAGTTACATTGGGGTCCAGATACGAATCGTCTTGCTCTGCGCAGTGTATCCACTGACTCGGTTTAAAGTCCGGTGCGCCTTCACCTGTTACCCAGTAAGCTGGGCTAGTGACACGGACCCTGTTGTTTGGTAAGGCTACAATATTTCCTGTCCACTTGCCAGCATCCGTCAGGATGAGGACGTGTGTCTGCTTGTGCTGTGCAGGGTCTTCGGAGACCTCGCTCTCGGCGTAGTCAACGGTAAACAAATAGCGACCCTTGTAGAACTCGTTGTTGATCTTGCACATCCACTGGGACGGTTTAGCCCTGTCGATGGATATGATGGAGTGGTGGTAGGAACTGCAATCCCACGGCTGCACAAAGTGCGTTTCCATCCTCTCCGGCCACTCTTCCAGTGGTATGTCGCCAACCAGCGCAGTGATCGGCATACGTGCCCACATTGCCCCGCCGTGTACGTTAGGCTGGCTACCGTCGTCTGCTTCGCACCCTGTAAAGATCAGTTGAAACGACAGACACCGATCAGGCATCGTAGTAACCGCAACCGCCAGCGCATGGACGTACTCGCCGTGGTAGTTTTGATGACCGTTAGTGAACTCTTTGCGTACCCAGCATTTAAAGTACGGGATGTTGCTTATAAGATACATCTAGCCCCCAGACAAAAATAAAGCTCGTTCAGCCTCTCTGCGCCGTTCCAGTCCTCGTAGCACCTTACCACCGGCCTTGTTCCACTTCAGGAACTCGTCCGCTGCGCCAGAGTAATCACCACGATTGAACTTCATTCTTAAGGTACTTGACTGCAATGACCCAAGTCCACAGTTGTAGCTGAAACTCACCAGCGCATCAAGCTGACAATCAACAGCAGCAGGACATAGTCTTCGTACTCCGACAGAATGCCGTAATAGATCTTTTTCAAGAAGCGAATCAATCTCGTCAGCATCCCAAAGCCTATTGTGTTCTGGTTTAAGTGCATAAGAGGCTCTCTCGTCTGTTTTGAGCCTTGCTTGATCTGGGTAGAGTACATGGCCATAGCCAATTGTCCAAAGCCCAGCAGGGCAGCGATAAGGGCTGTTGTGACAGCCCTCAAAAGACTTGATCAACTGAATGCCAGCATCTGAAATAGTCATAGTCAACGCTTGGAATTAAACGCTTGACTGCCGAACCAGAAAGCGATGATTGTGGCAAGTATGCTGGTTTCAGATTCTGACCAGATTAGCTCGATTGCCTGATTAAAAGGCACACCAGTTGAGTATGCGTACCATATCCCTACGCCATTAACGGTACACAACATGCCCACGAAGAGGTAGGTCACCACTGGTCGCACCGAGGCTCGAAGGTTAATTACCCACGTTGACGCATTATCGGCCAATTTAGAGTCGTGCTTATACATAGCAACGCGCTCTTGAGCCTGTGTCTGCATGGCGACCTGATCCGTTCTGATCTCCTCTACGCGAGCTTGGGCAACAAAGCCCTCCTTAGCCAGCGCCAATTCCCGTTCACGCTGTGCGGCCATCAGTGCTAGCTCGTGCCGCTTATCACCCCTATCCTGTGCAAACTCCAATAATTTTGGCAAACCCCCCGAAGCAAACCCGAGCAGTGTTGATACTAGTGTCATCATGATGTGTTACCCCAGATTTAAAATTATGCCGATACCAAAAGCCACTATTGCCCCAACGAGGCCAAGAATCACAGTAATCGTCAGTGTGTTTGCAATGAACTTACGCATTTTGCGCCGTTGGTTGAGCGTCGCTCTTTCCCGCGTGTCTTTAATCTTGGCGCGGTCACGCATCATTGCCGTGTACTCCTCAACGCCCCATTTGTAGACTATCAGTTCCCGCAGTTCCTTTTCTTGCTGCTCGATCTTCTTTCGGGCTACAAGTGCCTGCATCGCCTCTTGCTCAACACTGCCGGAGAACATGAGCTTTTTGAATAACGGCGGGTCTTTGGCCTCTTCCTCCGCGTTCTTAACATCGCTGACGGCTTTGAACCAAGTCCCCAGCTGGCCGCCCATATCTTCCAGCTCACGGCCCATTTCAATGCCACGTTTAATGACTTTGTAGGCAGACGTGGCTATGGCTAACGCGGAAACCGGATCAAGCATTACTCGCTACCGCCACCGTTAAATTTGCCCCATGCACCCAGCATCAGCAGGCCAAGGACGAACAACGTGCCAGCTTTCGCCAGCGTGTTCAGCACCGTCTTCTTGATGCCGCGCCAATCGGTAATCAGACTACGCAAGTCGCGTACATCGTCACCGGCCTCTTCGTCGTGTAGACCGACTTCTTTGAGAGCCAGCTTCATCTCTTCTCTGATGATTTTTCGTAACGCGAGTTCGTCTATGTCCACGATTCACTCCTCAGTCGGTTCCACGCTCTTTCGTGCCAATTATATTATTTCTGATATAAAAACCCATTTAACAAGCTTTTAAAAACTTCAGCCCGTTTAAAATCTTTGTCGTAAGCGTAATCCGAAAGGGGGCCATTTTTATCCACATAATGGGTAAATACTTGTCCTAAGATA